TCAGTCACCTACGGTGACAGCTCCCCTGTTAGGGGAGCCAGTATGGAAAGGAGTACGATCATCATGCAAATGCGACCTTATCAGCAGGCGGCGAGAGAAGCCGTGCACCGGGAGTGGGACGAGGGCAGAAACCGGACGCTGCTGGTGCTGCCAACCGGGTGCGGCAAGACCATTGTCTTTGCCAAGATCACCGAGGACGAAGTCCGCAGCGGCAGCCGGGTGCTGATCCTGGCACACCGGGGCGAACTGCTCCAGCAGGCGGCGGACAAGCTGGAACGCACCAGCGGTCTGAAATGTGCCGTGGAAAAGGCAGAGCAGACCTGTCTGGGAGAGTGGTATCGTGTCACGGTGGGCAGCGTTCAGACCCTCATGCGGCAGAAACGCCTTGCCCAGTTCCCGCCGGACTATTTTCAGACCATTATCATCGACGAGGCACACCACGCTATTTCCGGCAGCTATCAGGTGATACTGGATTACTTTTCCGATGCCCATGTGCTGGGCGTGACGGCAACGCCCGACCGGGGCGACAAGCAGAATCTGGGCAAGGTGTTCGACAGTCTGGCGTATGAATACACATTGCCGCAAGCCATTCACGAGGGATACTTAACACCGATCCGGGCATTGACTGTGCCGGTGCAGATCGATTTCACCCATGTGGGGACGGCTGCCGGAGATTACAAGCCGGGGGACATTGCCACGGCGTTAGACCCCTATCTCGACCAGATCGCTGCCGAAATGGCAAAGCACTGTGCCGACCGCAAGACGGTGGTGTTCCTGCCGCTGGTCAAAACGTCTCAGAAATTCCGAGACATTCTCTGCCGGCACGGATTCCGGGCGGCAGAGGTCAACGGCGAATCCGACGACCGGGAACAGGTCTTACAGGACTTTTCCGATGGCAAATACAACGTGCTGTGCAACAGTATGCTGCTCACCGAGGGCTGGGACTGTCCGGAGGTAGACTGCGTGGTGGTGCTGCGTTCGACCAAGGTCCGTGCCCTGTACTGCCAGATGGTGGGACGTGGCACACGTCTGGCAGAGGGGAAAGACCACCTTCTGCTGCTGGATTTCCTGTGGAACACGGAAAAGCACGAGCTGTGCCGTCCGGCGTGCCTTATCTGCGAGGACGAAGAAGTGCAGCAGAAAATGACGCAGCAGCTGGAGCAGCAGCCCGGCGTGCCGGTGGACATCGAGGAAGCTAAAAATAAAGCATCTGAGGACGTGGTGGCAGACCGGGAATCCAAGCTGGCGGGACAGCTGGAATCCATGAAAAAGCGGAAGTCCAAGCTGGTAGATCCCCTGCAGTACGAGATGTCGATCCAGTCCCAGGATCTGACCGGCTATGTACCGGCATTCGGGTGGGAATCCAGTCCGCCGACGGACAAGCAGAAGAAAGACCTGGAGAAACGGGGCATCAACCCGGATGCGGTGGAGAGTGCCGGCAAGGCGGAACGGATTCTCCGCACAGTGGCACAGCGGCAGATCAGCGGACTGGCTACCCCGAAGCAAATACGCTGTCTGGAAAAGTACGGCTTTCTGCACGTCGGTGGCTGGTCGTTTGATGCGGCAAAGAATCTCATCAACCGCATTGCCGCAAACGGCTGGCGTGTGCCGCGGTCGATCACGGCGGCGGAGTATGTGCCGGAGGTGCATGGATAAATGGATTACAAAGACGACAACTTAGACGAACTGCTGGACTACATCGACCCGGCAGCCCTGACCTATCAGGAGTGGTGCGGTGTGGGCATGGCACTGAAAGATTCCGGCTATGACTGTTCCCTCTGGGACAGCTGGTCACAGCGTGACACTGCCCGGTATCACAGCGGCGAGTGCGAAAAGAAATGGCGGTCTTTCGCCGGCTCAGAGCACCCCGTCACTGCCGGCACCATCGTACACATGGCACTGGAAAACGGCTACCGTCCCCAGAGTGCCCCGAAAGAATCCAGAGCCCTCAGCTGGGACGATTACATCGGGGAGGACTATGCCATTACAGGCCCGTGCCAGACACAGGCACTTCCGGTAAAGCCGCTGTTTGCACAGTGGAATCCAGTGAAAGAGATCAGTACATATCTCAGCACTTTGTTTCAGGCAGAGGAGAACGTGGGCTATGTGGTACACAGTTGGAAAAATCAAGACGGAAAGTATCTTCCAGATGCCGGCTGCTGTGACCGGACTGCCGGAAAACTGCTGGAAGATCTGACGTATTGCGAAAATGATCTTGGTGCAGTTTTTGGCGACTACGATCCGAGTATCGGAGCATGGATCCGATTCAATCCATTAGATGGAAAAGGCGGTAAAAATGAAAATGTCACAGATTTTCGTTATGCTCTGGTAGAATCTGACGGAATCCCGATTGAACAGCAAAACGGAATTATGCGTGATCTGCAATTGCCCATTGCCTGCCTTGTCTACAGCGGCGGAAAAAGCCTGCACGCAATTGTGCGAGTGGAAGCCGGCAACGCAAAAGAATATCGGGAACGAGTGGCATTTCTGTATCAGATCTGCGACAAGAACGGCTTGCAAGTTGACCGTGCTTGTAAGAATCCTTCACGGCTCTCCCGAATGCCCGGCGTTGTGCGTGGAGAAAAGAAACAGTATTTGGTTGCGGTAAATATCGGAATGAGCAGCTGGGACGAGTGGAAGGACTACATCGACAGCGTCACCGATGATCTGCCGGAGTTTGAGAGCATGGCGGAGGCGTGGGAGCATATGCCGGAGCTGTCGCCGCCTCTGATCGAGAACGTGCTGCGGCAGGGACACAAGATGCTCATTGCCGGACCGTCCAAAGCCGGAAAGTCCTACGCCCTCATTGAGATGTCCATTGCCATTGCCGAGGGGCGGCGATGGTTGGGCTGGCAGTGTGCCAAGGGGCGTGTGCTGTACGTCAATCTGGAACTGGATCGGGCGAGCTGCCTGCACCGGTTCCGGGACGTGTATCAGGCAATGAAACTGCCGGCGGCGAATCTCCGTAGCATTGACATCTGGAATCTCCGCGGCGTGACAGAACCCATGGACAGGCTTGCCCCGAAGCTTATCCGGCGAGCCAAGAAAAAGCAGTATATCGCCGTCATCATCGACCCCATTTACAAGGTCATCACCGGCGACGAGAACAGTGCCGACCAGATGGCACATTTCTGCAACCAGTTTGACAAGGTGTGCACCCAGCTGGGCTGTGCGGTGATCTACTGCCACCACCACAGCAAGGGGGCACAGGGTGGCAAGCGGAGCATGGACCGTGCCTCCGGCAGCGGCGTGTTTGCCCGTGATCCGGACGCACTCATTGATATGACAGAGCTGGAACTGACGGATGAGATCCTCAAACAGGAGACCAATTCTGCCATCTGTGAAGCCTGCATCGAAAAGCTGCGGCAGCACGCTCCGGCAGTGCTGGCAGATGCCGCACCGGACGAGCTGCTCAGCCATGTGGAATCTCTGAAGCTGTGCCGGGACAATCTGCCGCCGGCGGTGTACGAGGGCTTTCTCGGCGAGATCGAGGCGGTCAAGCGAACAGTGCGGCAGCGAACCGCGTGGCGGCTGGACGGCACGCTCCGGGAGTTCCCGAAGTTCGAGCCGAAGAACCTGTGGTTCCGGTATCCGATCCATGTGGAGGACAATGTGGGCGTGCTGAAAGACCTGCAGGCAGAGAGCGAGATGCCGCCGCATCAGCGTGGGAACAAGAAACGTGGAGAGAAAACCAGGGAGACCTATGCAGCACAGAAAGCCGATAAGAAGGCAGCTCTGCTCAATGCGTTTCACGCCTGCAATATGGACGGGGCGGTGACAGTAGATGACATGGCAGAATACCTTGGAATCAGCCGCCGCACAGTCGAAAGACGAGTCAAGGAACATGATGAATTGACACTGGAAAATGGCAATATCAAGCTTGCTGAAAAAGGAAAATAATGGAACGGCAAAAATTGCGACAACAGTGTATATATAAATATATACTTGTCGCTGTCGCAACATTGACGTCAATGACAACAAGTAACAAGAGTGCGAATGCACGGCACTCTTGTAACACTTGTCGTCTGACATTGACAAAAGCGAACCCGAAAAAACCAGAAATGGAGGTACGAACATGACAACATTTTTCCTGCCCATGCTGCCGCCGACCAGTACGCACCAGCAGGTGGGACATACCATCGACAAGCAGGGACGGCACCGGTTCTACCAGCGTGGAAACGGTGAGGCAGAGGCAAAGCTGACTGCCCATCTCATGAAGCACATTCCGGAGCAGCCGTACAGCGGTGCGATTCGGGTGGTGGTGAAGTGGTGCTATCCCAGAAAGGCAAAGCACCAAAGCGGCGAACCCTATACCAACAAGCCGGATGTGGACAACCTGTGCAAGGCACTGTTCGACATCATGACCCGGCTGCACTATTGGAACGATGACAAGCAGATCTACAGTGCAGTGGTGGAGAAGTTCTGGGCAGATGTGCCGGGGGTGTTTGTGAAGATCGAGGAGGCAGAGGAACATGAGTGAGATCAAATTGAAAAACTGTCCGTTTTGTGGCGGCGAGGCGGAAATGGGATTCCGTGACGCTAGTGCTTTTGTGATGTGTACAAAATGCCTTGCAAGAAGCAGAACGGTTGTGGCGTGTGTTGACTATACTGCGAGAGAAGTTGCTGCTGATGAATGGAATCAGCGGGCAAACCAGCCACCAAAAGCCCACTGGACACGAGAAGATGTCACGAGTTACGACGGTGAAACGATCAAGAATGGGGCTGCTGTCTGTGGTAGATGCAAAAAGGCGTTTTTTATGCCGACGGACACGTTTGATTATTGCCCGAACTGCGGAGCAAGAATGGACTTGATTGAAACAGATGATGACCTTTTACGGTTGATTCAGAAAAAAACGGAGGGAGAGAAATGAGTGAGGTTAAAAGCTGCCCGTTTCGCAAAAGCGGAACGTATATCAGCATCGATGATTACCGCAAGAAAAACGGTTGCTTAGGCTGCGATCTGGAATCAACTGAGTGCTGTGCGGACTGCATTGTGCCGGAGACCTGGGAGGCAGATGTAGCACCTGTGATACACGCACATTGGATTGAGAAATGCAGTAAGGTATATTGCTCTGCGTGCAGAAAAAGCAATAAGGCGTATCGGTCACCGTACTGTCCACATTGTGGTGCGAGAATGCACGAGGAGGCACAGCCATGACCACCAAACCCTGCGAAACCTGCGGCAAGCTGCTGATCGGCGTGAAAGGCGACCGGAGATTCTGCAACGCCTGTGCCATACGCCGGCGGAAAGCATATCAGAAACAGTATCGGGAGAACCGGAAGAAACGCTAACGCCCGCCGAGCGCAAGCCTAACGCACGCGAGCGTAAAACGAGCATAACCGAGCATGAAACCCAAAAGGAGTGGATTTACATGGAAAACAAGCAAATCAAGAAAGCCACGCTCTGCTGGCGGTGCAGGCACGCCGTACCCAGTGCGTCAACCGGATGCAGCTGGTCACGCCGCTTTGTACCAGTCGAGGGCTGGACTGCGGAAAAGCACCAGCAGAAACAGAACGGCAGCGTTTACGAAACCTACTGTGTGATAAGCTGCCCGCTGTTCCAGAAGGACGGCGGGAACAGTGCTGACAGCTGTAAGGACAACACCGGCTGCGTCCGCATCACAGAGCATATCCTGCGAGGGCAGATGAACCGGTACCGCACTGCACTGGAACGCTATGCCAGAACCCGGAGCGACAACGATCTGGCACAGTTCCAGTCGATTGAGCGTGACCTGCTCACGCCGTACTATGCGGCACTGACGCTGCACAGCATTGACCTGCGGGAGGTGTGCAATGAACTGCGGCAGAAGGCAGGGCTGCCGGAACTGGAGGAGATGCAATGACCATCGAAGAAAAGATCACACGCTATCGTGGTATCCCCAAGCTGGTAAAAGATCTCCAGATCGACAAAGAAATCTGCACGTCTGTAAAGTCGGTGCAGTTCGACAGCATCGGTGAGGCAAAG